CCAACAACATTTTCGGTAGGTGTTGGAGTAATTACCATAGCTTCCTGACCGGCCAGCCATCTTACTGTATACATCTTACCGAAAGTATTTTTGATTTCTTGTAAATACAACATAGCTGAATCATATGTGGCAAGTATTAAGCCGGGGGAAGCACCAAAACCACCTGATTCTGAAAACATTGATCCTTGTTTAACGAAGTCTGAATAGAGAATTTCATGTGTTGGACTAAAAAGAGTATTTATTCCATCTATGCCGACAGACAAATTCATGTCGAAAATACCTTCAATATTTTGTCCTGACATTGGATAATAACTTACTCCAGACTGTGCTACAAATTTTGCATATTCAAGGTACGTGCCATCAGAATAGTTATATCGGCAAAATTCTTGAACACTATCTTCTATTATCTGATCAAACTGAGTATCATCAACTTCAATATTGATGACAGGATAACCAAGTTTGGTCTTAATATAGTCACGAAACTGTTCAAGCGTTTTTATTTGTGCCATATATTAAAATTTGTCTTGGACAATTGGATGAATGGAATCTTTATTTTGTTTGCCTACTTCTTTCATTTTAATAAAATGCTTTTTTAGATGATCTAATATTTTATCAGGACTTCCGGTTTTCTTCATCCATCCGGTTTTTATTCTATTATGATCTTTATTGTATATTGATCCAGCTTCTGCACTTTCAATCGTGATAATTGATTTAATGTTTCCTAAGCTATCTATTGAATCATGCATCCAATAATGGTTATTTGCAGGATCATTTTGTATGATACCATTTATCCATTCTTTATTGTCTTTACCTAGAGCAAAAGAAATATGTATTGAATCATTTCCTAATACTCTATTAGATATGTATATATGTGAATCTGGAAATACTGACCTGATTGTGGAATCTAACTTAGCCATGAAATCTACCGCGGACATGTTTACATCTTCAATCAATAAACCTTTCGATTTCAAATATTCTTTAGCTCTATTCATGGTATTTTCCTCATTTAATATTTTTATAATGGTTATGTCGTGTATCCAATATGATGAATCTCCATCCGGTTCTACTTTATAATCCAATTTTTTGAGATCTTCATCATAATCAACATCTTTTATTATACCTTTGGTATCTTTTGTTGTGCCATGTATATCACTTTTAATCCATAATACCTTTTTACCTATTAACTTCTTTCCATCAGATGCTGAATATACCATAATAAAAATTAATTTTTCTTTTGCACATTTTGGACACCCACTACTCTGATTAATATGTACTATCGGCAATTGCATAAATTCTCCATGGACCCGACATATTATATTTACCTTAGTGGATTGATTTTTATATATTACTTTTGAATAATTATATCTATCCCCATGAATAGATTGTGCTTTTTCAATAAATTCACTCAAAGATCGTCTATTAAATTTAGCAGCTTTTTCAATACCACATAGTCTACAACCACTACCTCTTGTGTGGGCTAATATTTCTTGTTCGAATTCTCCGTGTTCTGGACATATAATAATTGATTTATCAAAAATAGAACCAAATTTTACTTTTGAATAATTATATTTCTTGTTGTGGATGTTATTTGATTTTTCTATAAATTCTTCTAATGATAATCTTTTTCTGTTTGGTCTAATTATTCCTGTTTCTTCATTAACTATATTATTGTGTATTCTATAATCAAGGAATGTTTTTATGTTATAGACGTTCCACGGTCTAACTCGTATGAGTTTTATGTTATTTACTTTACAATATTCATCTTTTATCTTATCTCTATCTATTATATTATCAAGCACATCATCAGCATTACTGCTACCAAACATTTCTGTGCCATTAAAATGTTGTTTACCATCATATTCAATGCAGATATTAAGATCAGGAAGATAAAAATCAAATCTTAAGGGAATATTATTAGAACTGCGGCAGTCAGTAAACTTATATTCTCTTGTGAATTTGATGTTATTTTGTGTAAGGTATTCGGCTACGACAGCTTCTCCTTTTGAAGCACGACAAGCATTACATCCATTACCTCTCATATGATCTAATGCTCTTTGCTCAAATTCTCCATGAACAGGACAAATGATGATAACTTTATCTATGGCTTTTGTGTATATTGATTTTGAATAATCAAATTTATTGCTATGAATTTTTTTAGAACGTTCAACAAATTGTTCTGTGGTTAGAAGAGGATTAGATTTTCTACTTGAAATAATATAACTACATTTTGGACAACCACTTTTTTGTTTAATGTGATCTATTGGCCATTGTTCAAATTCTCCATGAACAGGACAAATGATGATAACTTTATGTCTTAAACTAATATAATTGGTTTTTGAATAATTATATTTGTCACCATGAACTATTTTGGCATTTTCAATAAATTGTTCTGTTGTTTTTCGTCTTCCATTCTCCATTTTCAATCTACCACATTTAGGACATCCTTGGCCAGATATATGATGATCTGATGACTGCTCAAATTCTCCATGAACAGGACAAATGATGATAACTTTTGATTTCCATTTGAAATAATTGGTTTTTGAATAATTATATTTGTCACCATGAACTATTTTGGCTTTAACAATAAAACTTTCTGTATTATAGTTTGCACTCATATAAATAAAATAATGTTTGCCAAAATTTTTGTCAAGTATTTTAGTGCACGAAATATATAAAAAAAGCCTGAGAAGTTTCCCTCTCAGGCTTTAATTTATTAATTTTCAAGCACTAATTAAGCTCCTGCGAGTATTGAGGAGACGTTACTAAATGGAAGAAGGCGATAATATCTTCCACTGTTGAGTAAAGTGTCCGTAATTGCGTAACGTGCCATGACACCAATCCTCGGTGAGAAGTCCTGAGGATCAATAGCACGACTTTCAAGACCCATGATGTACGGGCTGAAAATTATACCGCAATCCGAAATTCCAGGACCCTTGAAACCAACCATTGCGTAATCGGTACGTGCGTAAATATCACGATAAACGGTCAAGCTGTCGTTGAGAGTTCCGATTTCGGCAACCGTGGTGGTTGCTTCCACGCTGCTCTTCATTCTTGTGAAATGATGACCACTGGCCTGAAGAACTGTGGCGATGTTCGGGGAAACGCAAACGAAGTTGCCAGGTCCACGCCGTGTTTTCACAGCGATCTGGTTCGCTTGGTTGATGATTGCTGCAACTATGTTGGCATATTTTTCCTGTGACCACCGGCCATCGAGGTTACCACCGGTTCCACAGTTGATGGGAGTGATACGAACTCCACCCTTGGCAACGTCTGTACCGGAAACCTTCATCCGATAGAGCAATTCACGGTCAAGTTCTGCAAGTGATTCGTAATGCAGAATGTTGACCATTTCACGCTCGATGTCGATGTCGTGCATTGCCCGAATGTCCTGAGCGGATTCAAGCGAAAAGCTTGCCGCGAGTTTACGGGTGTTTGCTTCAATCGAAACCTTATCAAGACGCATGCGAAGCTGAGGATATGTACCGCTGGGTCCGACATTCCATGCTTCAGCAGCACTCAGTGCAGCACCGGTTGCGCTTGAATCATAGATACCATCGATTGACTGATCGAGAGCCGCTGATGCGCCAGGGGTGCTACCACCGAAACCGGCATAATAGTCAACGCTATCCCATGCTGCTTCAACGGAGGGATTGGTTGCATCACGATAGACCATGCGAAGTGCGAAAGCGAGCCCGACAGGAGTTGCCATTGCCTGAACACCGACTACTTTGTTTGCAAAGAGTTCGGGGAAAACACGGCGAACGAGAGCTATTGCGATTGGCCGGAATTTCCAGCTATCGGCATCCTGTGTGCCTGCGGGGAAGGTGTAACCGAGATTGCTGAAGGTTACTGAAGTGTTGGAGGCGTTTGATGCGTCCTCAGTGAGGAGATCTTGACCGTTCCAGTCCTTCGATATCTGGGTTTCAAGCATTCGTGCAAGGTTTTCCTGCACAAACTTGTCCTGAATACCGGCGATGGAGATTTTCCCCATTGCGGCATCTGACCATTTCTTTACTAACAGTGCCCTTTTGCTCATAAAAATTGCTCCCTTGATGAAGGAATTAATAAAATTGTTTTTATTCGTTATTAATCAATTATTACTTAGTCAACAAGATTACCGGCAACTTCTACCATCGCCTGATTGATTACGTTGGTATCGGTAATAAGAATTGGTTCCTTTTTCTTGTCATCCTTTTTCTTGAGAGGATCTTCATTCTCAAGAAGAGGAGCAGGACCGGCACCAGCACCGGCATCGTTTGCATTTGATGCGCCATCACCCTTACCTTCTTTATTGGGATCGGCAATACCGTGATTGTCGCTTTCGATCAGGAAATTGACGAATGAACTGATTTTGTCTTCGGTTTCATCAAAACCCTTACTTTCGAACATTTGAACAACACGTTTCTTCTGTTCTGGTTTGAGATTTTCGGTTTTTTCCTGAACCAGAATAAATTTTGCGCTTGATTCAAGCTGTTCGTTCAGAAGCATTTTTTCCTTGATGTTTTTGTCGTTCTCTTCTGTAAGACGAACGATTTCATCACGGGCTTCTTTGAGAATACTTGAACCGGTGCTGTCGATTGAAATACCATGGGATTCAAGAAGTGTCTTGATGCCAGAGACTATCGGCATAAGGGCTTCATTGAGGGCGATTTTTCCGATGGTTTCGTTGGTAATCTGCGGAAGAATTTCCTGTTCAAGGAAAAGATCAAGCTGTTGATCAACCTTGCCGCTGAGTTGAACCATCTTTTCATCATACTCAAGGATGATTCTGTCTGTTGCTTCCTTGATTCCATCTTCTACCTTACCTTTGCAGTACTCTTCAGAAAGGAGATCGTACTTGTCCTTGATCTCTTTTTCTTTAGCTGTGACTGCAGCAGCAACAGCAGAGTTGATTTCTTCCGTCAGTAATGACTCAAACTTAGTCATGTCTTCCGGTTGAAGAATCTTACTTAACATTTCTTTCAGTTTGTCCATATAAACTAACCTCCAAAGGATTGTGTAGAAGGTTCAAAAAATATTTATAATTTAATATCATAATTATAAATTGTATCGCATGTATTTAGCATTTTACTGATTAATCCAATTTTACAAATCTAAGGGCATCAACTACAGCACTTTTAAAATATTCTTTTAAAGTATCTAATATGATACTAATTTGTTGCCCATTTCTTTCATGTGAAAGAGCATCATAGATTTTTTGTGATGCTAAATCATCCATCATATTATCGATGCTTTTATTGATTATCGGCTGTAATATATGTATTTCTTTTGAATCAAGTTTTGGTCCAGTTGATTCATTTAGTAGAAAATTATTTATTTCTTTTCCAATAAAATTGTCGATTTTGTCGAGTACTGACATATTTTACCTCATCTTTTTTGATATTTCATTTAAAAAATCTGACATTAATGAAAGAGCTACTTTGCTGTTATATTTTTTTTGAATTTCGCTTTCAATCTTGTTGATTGGTTCTTCAAGAATTTCGCCATCATTACCTATAATATATTGTTTGTTTTCAACAAGGGCTTCTACAAAACCTTTAGGAGCAGATGGATCGGCGCATAAATCAATAGTAATCAATTTCAGATCACTGCCAACTCTACCTTCACGGCTAAGGCTACCAACACTTCTTGATGAAACACCAAGCAGAATTTTTTCATCAATAAGTGTCATGGCTATTCTGCCCATTGGAGTATCAATAATTTTTGCATTTCCAATAGCATCATTGCCGGTCATGGTGAGAGATTCTATTATGTGGGAAGCTCGTTCAAGATGAACTGTAACATTTTGGCTGTGATCGAGTTCACCAAGAGCACGTCTGCGGTTGATCTTTTGTTCTGTAAATAATCCAACTTCTCTTGTTACATATTCAACCGGATAATCTCTACCGTTTCCGTTTTTAACTTCAGCCTGAAGGAACGGTCCTTTAACTCTATATGTCCTACCACTACCATCGGCATTGACTTCATTTAATAGCTGAAGACTGCCTACATCAACGAATTCACGCAGAAATATAGCCATATGAATACTCCGTTATTTGCTTGATTTGTTTTCGTTGATTTGGCTGATAATTTCGGATTTTCTGCTTTTGATTTTTTCAGCCAGTTTAGTTGCAACTAAACCTTCAACATGCTCTTTTAATTCGCTGTACTTACCATCCAATACCATTTCAACAACCGTACTCATATTAATCTCCTTTTTTGAATATAATATTCATTCAATAAACTAATTCTATAATTTATTTATGTTTTAACTCACCCATAATAGATGATTCAAGTATTGACATATGTTTTTTCCATGTATTTACTACACTTATTTTACCATTAGATTTATCATTTTCTAATAGCATCCTTCTTTTACCAAAACTTCTTATTGATTCAGTCACTGTCTCATCTTCAGGAATATCTTCATTACCGGCATCACCGGTATCTTCTGTTGATCCTTCCTGTGCTTTTAATTCTGCTTCTTCTTTGGCTTTCTTCTTTTGGAATTTAACAGCTTCCTTCAACATTTCCTGATTTTCTACATATTCTTCATCAGGCATTCTGAAATAACGTTTGATTACGAAATCTTTACTGAATATTCCCTTAGGATTGTCAGTAGGATCCCATATATACTGACTCATGGAACTAAGGATGCTGAGTCTTGCATCAAGTAATTCCATCTCTTTATATTCTTTAAATAGATTGTTTTTGGTAAAGAAGATATTGAATATATCAGGATTACAGTATTCTTCCGGTATACCATCAAGCTTATTGATAGTCATAAACGGATCAAGTAGGAAATATTTGAATCTACGTTGTAATCGTTCAATAAACCGGCTGAACTTAACTTCCTCACGGGTTATTTCATTCATCTTACCGGCAGAGAATGTTACTGTAGAATCTTCCCATCTTGATCTTGGTATCTTAAGAACACGATACATGTTCTTTAAGAACCACAATATATCATCTAACTCACTTAAAAATCCAGTATCGCCCTTGAAAGTGTCTACTGTAGTACCATGACCATCGGCAGTTTTTGCAAACCAATAATCTTCAGTTAAGCTTTGTACTGCCTGTACTGAGTTGGTTTCTCCGGTATTTGGATCATATATCATTCTCTTGCGGAATCTTAAAATCAGGTTTTTGATGTACTCTTCCGCTTTCGTCTTTGGCATCCGTCCTACGTCAATATTCCATACCCTACGTTCGGGTGCCCTTACTAATCTATATACCACGAGACTATCTTCGATTGATTTGAGTTGGTTATAAGTCTTGATTGCAGATTCAAAATAACCGCGGCAGTCAAGAATATTTTCTCCATACAATCCATAGTTGATGTATGTTATTTGATCTGCATCGAAGTCAATCTGCTTGGGTTTATTGGTACCTTTTTCAGGTACTTGCATAAACCCTTTAACCCTTGGACCTTCATATATTGGAGACATAGTATATGAAGGTAATATTTTCATCCCAATCAACTGCTTGCCTTTTGAATCTAATACCTTTTCAGCATACACCTCACTATCAATCATAAACCTTCTGAAGGTATCCCACGCAGTTTCATTGAAGTTTAATATTTTATTGAGCAGATACGACCAATTTTTACGTAATCTGGTTTCAATGTTCTCCGGTATCATCCTTTTGATGCCAAGCGACACTATATTGCCTTGGTTGTCTTCAATTATAGCATCATCAATAACATTATCAAGTGCCTCAGTAATTACCGGATAATTTGCCATTTCTCGATATTTTGCAACTCGAGTTCGTTTATTGGCAAATACTTGTTCAAATTGAACACCGGTTACTGTAATACTTGATGCCGCATATGCACCACCATATGTATTGGCATTACCCAATGCCATAATGGTAGTGTCTTCTTGTGATACACCCTGGGCATCAACATTCCGCTCTTTATTTACAGAATCATCTTTGCCACGTAATTTTTCAAAATACTTAGCAAACGGGTTTAACGCCCCGAGTTTAATTTCCATTTGTAAATCTCCTTTTTAAACTTTTATTCAAGTCAATTATATTTTAAACTTTTTCTCTTTTGATGCCGGTCTTGGATGTTTAATTCTTTTGTACGGGTTAAATTTATTATAAGCATTTACTTTCTGATCATAAGACACCTGATAATAAGTCTTCGGAAAATATCTCATTGCTTGTTCCCATTGAGTATTGGGAACTATTCTTAATTTCCTAACTCTATCCATTCTGTATTGACGAACACCATATTTGCTCTTTATTAATATCAATACCAACCTTTTATAGGTCATTGGTATTCGTTTTGGTGTTAAAAAATTTCTTTTTGTTTCATCGGTAGGAAATTTGGCTTGATATAATCTTTTTATTCTTGCTAACCAAATTAATCTTGTTCTTACCGGCAGGTGATGAAAGTTAAGACCATAAAAACGTCTTTCTTTATAATCCACCTGAAAAACGAAAGTTAAAGGCCACCAATCATAAAATCTTAATCTATCAAGTGGAACACCTTTACGCTGAAACATGTAATAATATGCATACATGTATCCACTTATTATTATAGTTGCTCTATCAAAGAACTCAATATATTTCTTGTAATGAGTTAGATGTCCAAGACCACGATTTTCTTCAGTTTCGGCCATATTTTAGTTTAGGCATTCAGTTTTGATATCATGCTTTTTGGCTATTTTTACAAGAGACATATAAGCACTAACCAGATCATCGTCTTTGTAATGTCTGATGTTTTCTATGTCAATCTGCTTATACATCACTTTTTCTACTTCAGCTTTTGATTGATCATAATTTGATAAAACATCAGCCAGTTCGAATAATGTAGTTTCAAGATCTTCTCTTTCAAGAGTACGCATAAAATCTTTACCATAAAATTCTAATTTTTTACCTTTGGCTTCATTAATATATTCTTCCATATGTTCAATAAACATCTTATATTTCTTTTTCTTTTTCGGTTCGGTTTCTGTGTTTGCCGGTCCTACTATACCAAATCTTGCTACCGTAGGTGCCACTTTTGGAGCGTATTGATAATTACCCATTGTTCCGGTGGTAATTGATGGTGCAGATGCAGATATAGATGCAACAGGAGCAGCGTCCTCAGTTAATGCAGGTTCAAAATCGTTATACTCTTGTTTATGATCTTTTAGCCAAGTTTTTGCCTGTTCAGCATTCCATATTTTCTTATTAAAATAAATCGATGAAATTTCTGATTTGCTATCAGCTATACCGAATAATACATCAATTCCCTTATCAGAAGCATTCTTACTTTGTTTCTGAAAGAAATCTTTAGATCTCCTATAGTCTTTGAATTTTCTCGATGTCAATATTGCAGTATGGAAATTAGGATATGGCATTATATGCTCTCTTTAGTCAGTTACTAATGTTAATGCGCCGGTTTTTGTTTGGTTTTCAACATCAGATAATATCATTGATGTAGGAGCATTTTTGTCTTTACAAATTATTTCGGCCTCATTTTCATTAATATCACCAATTTCAAGTATACTACCTTGTTTAGTACGATATTTCTGGCCGGTTTTTACTGACTCGTTTAATTCCTCACCTTCAGGAATGGGTTCCTTCTTATCTCCATCAACCATTTCCATTACTACCTTACCTTGACCAACCGCGGTAGCGTAAATAGCTTCCCAAAGCTTGTGAGCGGCTTTCTCGTCACATTCAGCAAGATGTTTAAGGCATTCGATAGCCTCACGGCGCATTTTCTTGGTTTTGGACCAATTATGAGATATCAGCTTCTCGATTATGGCTTTAGCTTGAGGTTTGTCCTTCTTATAAAATTCGGGATTATCATATTTCTGTTCAAGATAAAGATTCAGTTTTTTGAGAATTTCGCTCATAATGGTTTCTCCTATTTTACTAATTCAGTAATATATCGATTGTATGTGTAATCTTCATTATTGACCAAGTATATTTTGCCCTTACGAGTTAATACAAATATAGTCTGATTTGGTTTTTTGTCATAATCAGCTAATACTTTTGGTATACCATCATATAAATCGGTTGATTTAAATTCTTTCAATTTATTGATAGCTGTTTTAACATCTTCTGGGAGTTTATCAAAATAGGTTTTCCCTATTTCATCCCAATTATTTGGTTTGGATGTTAATACAACATCATTTTTATCTAATAAATTACGGATGTCTTCTTTTAAAAGACCTTTTGATTTCAAGAAATCGGTTGCCTTTGACATATTAATCCTCTTCAGTTTGATTTTTGAGTTTGATTTCTTTGGCTTTGTCTTTGTTTTCGAACGGATTGATTGTTACTATATATGCCTTGCTTGGATTTACAATTATGTTTGCCATCTGCATAAATCGTCTGCTTATCAGTGCTGGTGTAGTCTTTCCTTCTCTGCTATCAAGAGAAAATTCTACATTTTTGAATAAATCACCATTAAATTTTATATCCATTTCTACAGTCATTCTATGTTTTTTCATTGCACCAATAGCACCAACATTTAGACTAATATATCTTTTTATTGGTTTTTCAAATTTCTTGTCTCCACTTGACCAGCTTACCGTTTTTTTATCTTTGCTTTCTTTTATATTTTCGGCATGTAAACTGCAAGTTGCACCATTTCCGGTATCAAATTTTGCTACTATTTCACCAACACCAACAACATCTATTGTTTCTTGAAATCCAACTATTTGTGGTACTTTAATCCAATGAGTCTTATCGGATAGATATTTCATTACACTACCAACAACATCTTTTTTGGTAGCTTGCTCAATACCATAAGTTCCTGGCGATGAATTGATTTCA